ATTCTATGGTTTGAATTTACATTATCTACCAGCGCCACTACGGGCTAAATTTTTAGATGCACTCTTAAATATTACAAGCAATAAATCATTTGACGAAACTACTAAATTTGAATTATCTTATAAGATGTTAAATGCGTCAAGAAAAATGAGATATTTTAAACCATGTTATAAACATTACTTGCTAAGTAACGTAAAAAGTAGATTCGCCCGGGTACCCGCCCCTGAGTGGGAGATCGCTACATTTTTACCAACAGCCGATTGGCAAAAAGCGAGTGGTAATACTGTTTACAAAGATTCAAGGAAAATGATTTAATGTCAACTATCGATCAATTCAAATCTGCAGCCTCACTAAAATTAGGATTTGCGAGATCAAATCAATTTTTAGTACAATTACCTACAAATTTAGGTGGCAAACCAGGCCTCACTGGATTTGCAGGTCTATTACAAAAGATCGGATCGCTTTTAGGTGGAGAAGATTTAAATCTTTTATGTGCTCAAGCTCAGTTGCCTGGTAAAAGAGTTCTTACTCACGAAAGAAATATTGGCGCAGAAAACCAGCAAGTAGCATACGGTTATATTGCGGAACCTGTTTCTCTGACATTTTATTGCATGAATGATTATGGTGTAGTAAAATATTTTGATGAGTGGAGAAACTTGACAATCAATGAAATTCCTGGTGAAGCATTCTATAAAAAAGATTATGCTAAACCAATTAAGATACATCAATTAAGAAGACCACTAGTAGGAAAAACTCTCTCCGCTGGACCAATAAAAATCAATTTAGGTCTTGGTGGTAGTAGTGTATATTCTGTTGAACTGCTTGATGCATTTCCTACCAATGTTTCGGCAATTGAATTAAGTAATGAATTAGATGGCCTCGTACAGGTAACTGTAGGCATATCTTATACGAATTGGATAAATACGAAAGGTGGCCAAGGTTGGATCTCAGCTTCTGCTGGACTGGGAAGCCTTGGGTTATAGGAGAAATAAATGGCACTACCGAAGTTGAATGAAATACCAAAGTATGATTTAGTTATACCATCTCTTAATGAAACAGTACGCTTCCGCCCTTTCTTAGTAAAAGAGCAAAAGGTATTAATGTTAGGATATGAATCTCAAGATAAAAAAGAAATTTTAAAAGCAATTTTAGATACCATCCATGCATGTATATCTGAAAATGTTGATTATAATAAGTTAACTACGTATGATGTAGATTATATCTTTACTAAAATTAGGGCAAAGTCCGTTGGTGAATCTGCAGATATTAAAATAGCCTGCGAATCATGTCAAGAATATAATGATATTAAAGTTAATTTAGATGCAATCGAAGTACAGAATAAAAAAGAAACTGATACAGTAAAATTGAATGATGAAATTTCTGTAAAACTTCGTCATCCTACATACGATTATTTTATGAAGAGCGCTACGTTTTTCAAAGAAGATAGAAGCTCTACAGATCGAATGATGGATCTAGTTGTGTCATGTTTAGATTCTGTTATGACCGAAGATGAAGTAATTAAAATTAGTGATGAATCTCCTGAAGAAGTATTAGGATTTATTGAATCGTTATCAACTAGCCAATTTGAAATGATTACAAGTTGGGTTGAATCAATACCTTCTGTATCTACAGATATTGAATTTGTATGTAGTGCATGCGGAGAAGAAAATAAGAAAACACTGAAAGGCCTTGATGATTTTTTTTAATAAACCTCTCGCACGATAGTCTCGAGAACTTTTTTAGAGTAAACTTTCAGTTACTACAAAATTTTCATTATTCGCTATATGATCTTGACACTATGATACCGTGGGAGAGGGAGATTTATATTACAATGTTAATCGAAGATTTAAAAGAAAAAGAACAAGCACAACAACAACGAGGATAATATGGCTACACTAGCTGATGTCAGTGCAAAATTAGACGCTTCAAACGACCAAGCCGAGGCACAAACAAAATCTATTGATCAACTCAATGCGAATTTTTCTTTGTTCTTGCGTGAATTATCTGAAGATGACAGTGCTGAGCGAGAAGATAAAAGAGAAGCATCAGTTAGAGGCGGCGCGCCACCAGCTGCAGCTCCTGCAGGTGGAGGTAGTTTATTCGGCGGTAAAAGTCTATTAGGATTTGCAAGTGGTATTGGTGCAGGCATGCTTAAGCGTGGTGTACCAGGTTTGATTGCAACAATGTTTGCAGATGAAATTGCTGATTATGTTTATGATCAAACAGGCAGTGCTGAGCTTTCAGATGCAATTGGTAGATCTATTACTTTCGGTGGAATTGGTTTAATTTTTGGTAAAAGATTTGGTGTACTAGGCGCTGCTATCGGTGCACTGCTAACTGATGAAAACAAGAAAGCACTTACTGGATTAGGAGAGACAGTAGAAGGTATTGCAAAAGATTTAGGAATTTTTGAATTAGGATTTCCAAGTTTATCAGGCATATTTACAGGTATTAGTACTGCGTTTGGTAATACAGTAACTAATTTAGATAATTTATTAAAGGGTGATTTTGATAAGCTAGATGTTCTAGGCTCGCTTGAAGATTTGGCTATTACTGTTGGCAGTTTATTTACTCTGTTCATGCCAGGAAAGGCTATTAGCCTTGCACTTCGTGCTTTAACAAAACCATTTAGAATGGCATTTAATGCAGTACGAGGTACTGCGACTGCAGCAAGTGCCGCAGGTGTTACAGCATCGACTGCAACTGCATCAACGGCTACTGCTGCAGCAAGTACAGTAACAAAACCTAGGAATTTTACTGTAAATAAAGCTGGAGAATTTATAGGAAAATCTGGTAAAAAATTAACTGGTGCTGCATTAGCCACGGCTCAAGCTACACAAGCTGCAGACACTGCAAAGTTAGGAAGATTTAATAAACTAGTAGGTTTTGCAAAAAAGGCTCCATTATTAGGTAGCTTAGTTTCATTAGGCCATATTGGTTATATATTGGCTAGCGATCAATCAAAAGAAGATAAAGTTGCTAATGTTACTGGAGCATTGGGTGGATTAGCTGGTGCTACAGGCGGTGGATTACTTGGTGGTCTGCTAGGTACTTTAGGGTTTCCAGGAATTGGTACTGTAATTGGCGGTGGAGCAGGTAGCGTATTAGGTTATTTTGCTGGTGAATATATTACTAAAGCGTTAGCTCAGTATTTACTCGATATGCCTATTACAGCTTTTCCAGATTGGACTGGCTTAAATGATATGATGAATAATAATGTGAAAACTGGTAGTGGTGGAACAGCAATACAGTCGGGTGGCAATGCAGGAGAAATTGATGTAGGTAGTAATACCGTACCACAAAATACTAAATCAGATAATCAACCTTCGGCTATGAGTATTGCCAATGCTTACAATCAAGCTTCACAAGGTGGGTCTGGAACAAGTTATGTGGATGCATCAAATAATGTTTCTAATTATACTGACGCATCCACAAATCAAGGTATTACAGTGCCATTCGCAGGATCAGGAGATCCTTACGCTAACATGTATGTAGGTTAAGCTTCTTCGTTAGCCAACTTAGCAAAATATGACATTGTATCATCACCGTCATCAACAGACATTTCTTCTGCTGTAACTGGTGCAGCCACTGGCATTGTTGGTGTAGGTGCTGGAGTATTCATTTGCATTTCTTGTTGCATTGATGGTGCACCCATCATAGCCTGTTCACCAAGAACCCTTGACAATTTAGCCTGCAAATCATCATATGACTTATAGTTTTTAGGATCTGTAAACTCTGCAAGAGGATGTAGCTTATTGTAAACATCTTCTAGTTTTGCTTCATCTCCAGAATAAAGACCTGATGGACTTGCAAATTCAGATTTGTCATAGTTACGATAACCCTCAACTTGACGAATCTTCAACTTAAAGTCAGCACCTTCCCAAAAATCAAATGGATTAACAGCTTGTTCATCTGCGAACTGTGGCTGCATTACATCCATAATTTTATCAAAGATTTTCTTACCAAACTTATAGAGAACTACACGACCTACATTATGAGGAGCTGATGGATCTTCTACAACAAGAGCATTAACTACGTAATGCAATCGGCGTTTTTGTGATCTAGCTTTTTCTTTGTCTTCGTCATGCCCAGAATTCCACAGTCGGGAGTTGAGTTCGCCAACAGGGTCAGGTTGACCAATAGAAGTAAGGCTGTTCTCGATATACCATTGACCTGTAGGACCTTTGAAGCCATGGTCCCAGTATCGTACCCATGGTAGATCTTCTCCTTCGGCGGCTGGAAGGAATCGTAGTACTGCATATCCGTTACCTGCCTTATCTACAGTTGGTTTCCAAACTCGGTCATCATCATAGTTTTTCTTTTCACCGCCTCCTCCAACTGCCTCTGCAGCTTGGACGAGTTTAGAGATTTGGTCACGATTGTTTTTTAGATTACTGAAAGACATATATTTTTGTTTCCTTATATTGCTGAAATATGTTTATTATTATAACACAGTATTGCTGTAATGTACAACTATTTATATTCGACTTATTCGAAAAGTGCCGAATCAATAGCATTGGTTTTTGGCAAGAAGTTGAGAGCCATAGCCTCAGCTTCAAGTTTATCTTTAATAACTGGCGATACGAATTTCTTCACATCTTCTGGTTCGATCTCGTGTTTAGTACATACATGCAAAATAGCATCCATATATGTAACACGTAGATCTACCACAGTTTTTTCGATGAGTTTAGAGAATCTACTTTTATTGAGAAATTGCTCTTCAACTGTCATTTATCCATTACCTTTAATAGTACCGTATCGACACTCATTCGACCATTAGGCACAGTTGTTTTTGTTGTGAGTGATTTCCATTCATTATCAATTTGCTTAGTAGTTTTACTAAGAACAATAGGAATAAATGCATCGGGCTTTCGAAGTCGAGTAGACCTACTCAATGATGTATCAATGTTTTTCAAAGTAGTACCACTAACTTCGAAGCCCTTTGCGGATGAAGTTACAAACTCAGTAATTACCCGTGTTTTCGCATTAAAGGTAAAGAGGCGATGACTACCGATCACCGAGAGAGGAGCTACAGATACGATCTTGTAGTCATTATCCTCTTTCTTATACTTAAGTTTTGCAACTTGCTTATCTGCTGCTTTTGGTTGTTTTACACGTAATTTGCGTGTAGCCTTTGCAGCAGACTGAAGGCGATCAAGATCAGCGAGCATTGATTCACATGCTTGTACACGTTTGCGTAATTGCACGCGACTTAAGTGTGAATAACCCTCAACTGCATCTGGACATGCCTTCGTATAAGCGTCATTATAATCTTGCAACCAACCATCTACTACATAACGAACAGTTTTGGTTGCAGAGTTTGGTAAACCATGACGCCTAAACTCTTGATATAGATCTAAGGTAGCATCTTCACCTTCGATCCATTTATCTTCAAGATCAAGAAGATCTTGCATAATAGTATTACTAATCTTACGCTGTAGTCTTTCCATAGGAGAGATAGATCTTACAGCAGTAGAGTCTTTTAGTTTAGCTTGCTTCTCAAAATAAATATCTTTACCCATTGCAATGAGTTGAGATAGATATTTTGACAAAGCATCTGAATAAGTTCTAGAACGATAATCATCGTCTTCCCTTGTAGTGTGTGTCAACCAAAAAGCTGTTGCTGCTTGATATGGCACAGCTGTAAACTTATATTCAGGACAAGCAAGAACATAATCTTTATTGATTGAATTCTTCAACTTACTACGAATAAAAGTTTTAAGTACCTTCGAAATATCTGCATTTGATACTTCTGTTTGGAAATAAGACTGCACCGCTTCAAACCCTTTTTCAAGAGGAGCAGCTGCTAGTCCTGTACGATTACGACGCGGTAACTTCTTTTGTTTTTTACGCATAGCCATTATGCTGCACCTCGCTCGTCTTGTTCTTTAATTAAATCAAGTACAGAATTTGCACGATTCTCAAGAAATTCAATTTCAAATTCTGAAAGAACCATATCATCTTTAAAATTTAAGATAGCATGAGCTGCAGCCTCAGCTGCAACTTTTAATTCGCCATATTTATAGGCGTGTGATTTTCTAATAGACATTGTAGCTCCTCAGCTAAGTTTCATTTTATAGATCTATTCTACCACAGTTTTAGCCGTTTGTACATGCCTAAAACACATTTTATTAAAATTAATTTCGTCTCATTTTGGCGTATTCTTCAGGTGAATCACCTTTGCCGACTGGGACTGTGTTTGATTTGTGAAGAGTGGCAAGTCCGACAATGTAGTCTCCTGAGTATTCGTTTGCTGCTCGTTTACCTGCGATTGGCATGACGATGTCCGACGTTGGGATTGACGTACATTCTGTTGAATAGCTCGGAAGTGACGTGACATGGACTTTCTCTTTCTGTTTGAGTTGAGTAGGATGGACACCTCGTGCCATTAACCATTTATCATGTTCTGCTTTGGCTTTTTCCCAGCCAGGTTTACGATTCTTCTTTGACTGTTTTCTGTTGAGACTTGACATCCCTCGAATCATATGCATTCCGCTCATTTAGATCTCCTATCCTTTTATATGCAGTATACAAACATTCTTGTAATTCTGCAACGTTTTGTTCAAGAAGAGTAATGCGTTCTTTATCAGAAAGTTCCATAATCACTCCTTTATTCTAGATATATTCTACCATAGTTTTTTGCATTTGTACATGCTTATTTTAGTTTATTTTAATAATATGTCCACCTGCTTGAAAATTTGGTACGATTAAACGCTCAACCAGGCTTAGCTCGTCTGGATGTATAAATGCAGAACCAAACACTAATCTCTCTGTGAGATTACCGGTGAATTCTTCAGGTATATGCCAATCTCCAGCATCAAATACTACTGCTCTACCAGGTTTATTTTTAATTAACGTCGCCTCTTGCATAAATTTTCTTTTATTTGTGCCAGCTGGAGTATTTAATCTTGTAGGTTTATAATTTTTTCCTTCACTAAAATATGTACCACCGCCCCATTCATTATTCCACTCATAATTCAAATAAATTAAAATACGTTTTACTTTACCGTTAATTTGTTCTATAGCATCAGAAGTAAAATCTTGGTGTGGTAGCATAGTAGGTTTGTCTGGTACAAATCTAAATATAAATCTTAAATCGTGCCAACGATACCAATCTTTGTAAATGTGATTATAATGAGATAATATTTTTTCAGATATTTTTTTATCTTTTAAATATGCATCATGTAATAATCTTTTTGCAGTATCTTTGTGGCTATAATCATATTTTTGTTGAGTAAATTCTAAATTGTTAAGAAATTCTACATCTTCAATATCGAATACTTCTATCATGCTGAACCTATAACTAATGATGCACACTTACCACCAAAGCCAAAAGAATTATTCATTACAAAATCAACATTTGTTTTAAGAGGAGATCTTACTACATTTTCATATTCTGTATTTATGCAGTTGTAAGTATGCGGTATAATATTATGTTGTATTGATAAAATAGAATAAATTGTTTCTAAAATACCAGCAGCAGCAAACGTATGACCAATCTTTCCTTTGTTTGAAGTAACTAATAAATCGCCTATATCTTGAATAGCTTCATATTCTACTTTATCTCCAACTGGAGTTGATGTGCCATGGGCATTTACATAATCTACAGTATCTACTTCTGCATTATCTAAAGCCTTATTCATGACAATTCTTGCTCCGCTTCCGCTTGGATTTGTACGGTCAAATGCATCAGAGGCATGTGCAACTGGATATAACCATGCGTGAATTCTTGCACCGCGAGCAATAGCCTTCTCTTCACTTTCTAATATCATACATCCGCCGCCTTCACCCATAACAAATCCATCACGATTATTATCGAATGGCATAGATTTATTACCTAATGCCCGTAAACTAGAAAATACTTCTAAATCAACCTCATTAATTCCGTTATCTGAACCACCGCAGATTACATAATCATATTCATCAATAAATCTCATTGCTATATCAATACTAACGATACCAGTTGCACACGCTGCTTGAGCTGCAAAATTGACGCCAGTAGTTCCATAATATTGTGATATTAAACTTGCTGCTGAATCACATGGTTGATTCAATGCTTTTAACGGATGCATTCTTTCTCTGATAACCATATCAAACAAACCGTTTTTACTACAGCACGTAGAATAAAAAACTCCTACATTTTCACTAATATCAATTTTAGAATCTAATAAAGCTTGATGAGTGCTATGTAATGCATAGCACATAGATCTAGGCATATTTTTTAATAGCTTAGTGTTAAAATCTTCTGGATAAATATTTTCACTGGTAGGGATATGGCAATTATTTACTTTGATTTGTTTACGCGGTACGACAATATCTTCAAAGGGTTTATCGTATGAATTATTATCTAATAAGTTATCGAAACATTGGACAGAATTATTGCCCAATGCATCGATCATACCAATACCTGTAACGGCTACTCTTTTCATGAATCGGCAAGCACCTCTAGTTCTTTAAGATCGGCTTCGTTTTGAGTTTCGACATTATTATCGAGTTCTTTCCAAGCTTGAGTAGATCTAAGCTTTGATAGTAATGCAGCATTTTTAGCTACTCGAGTTCGAATAACATTTGCAGCAACTTCATTGCGATACTCAAGCAAAACGTATGATCGATATTGTGTGCCGTTTTGTACGATTACATTTTCTTTAATTGTGTAACCAGCAACGTCAGCATCTGCAATAAGATTACGCGTAACTTGTTCAAACTCAACAGCAACATTAGAATCAAAATCAGTAGCACCTAATTTTGATTTAAACGTTTTAAGCTGAGATCGAATACGACTATCAACACGATCAGCGAGAGTGGTCTTAGCTGATAGTACTGCGATATCTACTGCGAGTTGAAGATCTGGTGTGACTGCAGTACCAACTGCATATACAGCGTCATCTTCTTTTGGGATATTTGTATACCACTTAGGCATATCATCAATTTGTTTTTCGACTTGTTCAGTACGATATTCAAATTCTTTTTCAGACATTACCAAATTTGGTGGTAATTTATCACTACATGCAGATAGACCTAATACACCTGCCATTAACAAAACACTTCTCATTTTATACTCCATTTAATCCATCAACAATAAAGTCTCTCAAACCAGAATCGACAAATAGATTCTGCATATCTGGGAAAAACACTGTTATACCTATACCTATAACAATTCCCAAGCACATATTAATCATCATAAAACTCCTAGACTTAATACTACTTCTAACAACTTACTGATACTTTGATTGTTTTCTTCAGCACCAAATAAGAATTCACCTACACCACGATCCTTTGATGGCATTTCTTTCTCGATAACAACAACCTTTGGAGGTGATTTACAATCATATTTTTTAATATCATTGATAACCGATCCATCTGAATAGGTTGTTTGTTGCGAATAGAAACAATCTTGTGCGTAAGCACTAGTTCCAATCGTTATCCATAGCAACAGTATCGCGCATCTTATCGCCATAATATTTCTCCGCATATTGTGGCGCATCTTGCCAGTGGTTGTAGTTTTCGTCAAGATCTTGACCCTTTTTAGGTTCAACTTCTTGGCGAGTATAATAAGCTTCACGCTTTTTCATTGCAGCCAATCTTTTAGATGCAGCACGGATAGCATCCATACGCTCTTCATAAGTCGACTCTTTAGTGATAACTCC